TCGTATACTGCAAACATTCGGATTACAAACTAAACCAATCCTCGAAGCGCAGTCCGCCCCTCAAGTTTTAGGTGAGTACTCGCCTTATGCAATGCCATTTCAATATGCCTATGTTTCACGAACAGAAGCAATCTCAGTTCCTGCATTACAACGATGCCGCAATCTTCTTGCTGGCACAATCGGTGCAATTCCTTTAGAACTTTATCGCAAATCTACAAATGAAGAAATTGCTCCACCAGTATGGATGGAACAACCTTCATATTCACAGCCACGATCAGTAACAATCGCCTGGACTGTTGATTCATTATTGTTTTACGGACAAGCCTTCTGGAAGGTTGTCGAAGTTTATAACGAGGATGGCAGACCATCACGCTTTGAGTGGATTGCTAACTCTCGCGTAACTGCAACACTTGATTCTACAAATACATTCGTTCGTTCCTATGCAGTAGATGGCACTACATTGCCAATGGACGGACTAGGTTCTCTCATCACATTCCAGTCATTAGGCGATGGCATTTTAAATAGCGGAGTCCAGACAATTCGCGCTGCTATCGATGTTCAGAAAGCCGCTGCTGTTGCAGCAGGCACTCCAATGGCTACTGGCTACATTAAGAACAATGGAGCAGACCTCGATCCTAAAGAAGTTCAAGGATTGCTTAACGCATGGAAGAACGCACGCAATAATCGTTCAACAGCGTATTTGACATCTACTCTTGAATACACACCAGTTTCATTTTCACCTAGAGACATGTTATACACAGAGGCGATTGAACAATTAGCCACCGAAGTTTCCAGATTGTGCAATGTACCTGCTTACTATGTTTCAGCAGATAGAAACAACTCAATGACTTATGCGAATGTCCAAGATGAGCGCAAACAATTCTTAGCATTATCTTTACAGCCATTTATCACAGCTATTGAAGATCGCTTATCGATGGATGATATTACTCCTCGTGGTCATGTCGTGAAGTTCGACATCGATAAAAACTTCCTACGCACAGACCCATTGCAAGAACTTGCAGTAATTGAAAAATTGCTATCGCTTGGACTCGTCACAACAGAGCAAGCGATGGAAATGACAGACCTATCACCTAACGGAAGCAACGGTATGGCATGAACCAAATCGTAACCCTTACAGCCGAACTCACAGCGGATGCGGCTAGCCGCACCATCTCTGGCAAGATTGTGCCATTGAATGTTGAAGCAGGTTCAACCAATTATGGCAAAGTAATTTTCGAGTCAGGCTCGATTGAGATTGATGATCCTAAAGCAATTAAGTTGCTTAGCCAACATGACATTAAGAAGCCTATTGGTCGTATGGTCAGCTTCTCTGAGTCAGAAGATGCAATCTATGCAACATTCTCTGTAAGCCGTTCACAACGCGGTACAGAAGCACTTATTCTTGCTGAAGAAGGTTTACAGTCCGGACTCAGCATCGGCGTAGAAGTTATCAAATCAAAAATTAAAGATGGTGTGACTTATGTGTCCTCATCTCGAATGGTCGAAACAAGTTTAGTAACAGAGCCAGCATTTAAGTCTGCTCAGGTTACTGATATTGCAGCAGAAGAAGCCGAAAAGGTCGAAGAAGCTGTAACCGAAACCCAACCAAAAGAAAGCGAGACAGTAGTGGAAGAAACCACAGCAGTCGAAGCAACACCATCAGTAGAAGCTGCGGCTGTCGAGGCTGCTCGTCCTACTGTTACAGCAATGGCTTACACAAAGCCACGCATTGAAATCACAGCTGCTAAGTATGCAGAAAACACAATCCGCGCAGCACTAGGTGATGAGTCAGCTCGTCAATACCTACTTGCAGCAGACAACACAACAGACAACGCAGGTCTTGTACCAACACGCCAACTGTCTGAAATCATTAACCCACTTGGAACAACAATCCGTCCAAGCATCGATGCAATCTCTCGCGGAGTGCTTCCAGATGCAGGTATGACATTCGAGATTCCTAAGATTACACAGATGCCAGCAGTCGGCGAAGTTGCAGAAGATGCAGCATTCACAGACACAGATCAGAACTCAGCGTTCTTGTCAGTATCTGTTAAGAAGTACGCTGGACAACAGACATTCTCTGTTGAACTTCTAGATCGTACATCTCCAGCATTCTTCGATGAGCTAGTTCGCAACATGGCAGCAGCTTACGCAAAGACAACAAACGCAGCAGTAAACGCTGCACTTATTGCTGGTGCAACAGCAGATGCAACAACAACAGTTACATATCCAACAGCAGCAGAATTGCTAGGAATTGTTGCTCGTGGTTCAGCTTCTGTTTACGCAGCTACAGCAGGACTTCCAAACCCATTTGCTCGCAACATGGTTGTATCAACAGGACAATGGTCAAACATCATGTCACTTAACGATTCAGGTCGCCCAATCTACACAGCATCACAGCCAATGAACGCAGGCGGACAAGTTGCGCCTACATCACTTCTAGGCAATGTTGCAGGACTCAACCTTTATGTTGATCCTACAAACGCTGGCGATGGCGATGGAACAATTCTCATCGTAAACCCAGATGCTTACACATGGTATGAGTCACCAACATACCGCCTACGCGCAGAATCAACTGCAGCAGGTTCAGTAACAATCGGCTACTACGGCTTTGGCGCAATCGCGACTAAGGTCGGAGCTGGTGCGTTCAAGAACAACAAGGCATAAGTAACACCCTAAGTCGCTGGGAGCGGGGCGCAGCCCTTGCTCCGCTCCCAGTCTTTAGAAAGGATATGGAATGTCACTTTGCACAGTTGCAGAACTTCGCTCAGCATTAGGAGTTGGCTCGCTTTATGCTGATGCCACCCTTCAACAAACATGCGATGCAGCTGATGCCGTCATTATTCCTATGCTTTGGGCTCCTAAGTGGTTCCCAGTAGCACACAGCAACGTCGTTGGCACAGGCACTTTATACTTTGATATTCCTGTTAAAGAGATTTTCTATGTTGGTCAGACTGTAACTATTGCCAACTCTGGCACTAAATACAATGGCTCTAAGACCATTACAGCCGTTGGGGCTTATTCAATTTCAGTTACAACAACTCACACAACTGAACAACCTAAACATCCTATTGATCCATTTGGTTCAGTCACAGCAGAAACCTACACAGACTGGACAGCAGATTCAGCAATCCAAGAAGCTGCACTTTTAATTTCAGTTGATGTGTGGCAATCACGCCAGACCAGTTCATCAGGCGGCGTATCGCCGGACTTTACTCCTAGCCCATATCGCATGGGTAACACTCTCCTGGCTAGAGTTCGTGGACTTATTGCTCACGCCCTTGATCCGCGTTCGATGGTCGGATAATGCCAGTTGCTCTCACTACTCTTAGAACCACGATTGCGACAGCATTAGTCGATAACGCTAAGTGGCAAACATTTGCATTCCCGCCAGCCACAGTTCTTGCTAACTCAGTAATCGTTAGCCCTTCTGATCCATATTTAGAGCCTAATAACAATCAACACAACACGATTGCTCCAACTGCTAATTTTAAGATAATCATCACCGTGCCTTTATTTGATAATGAAGGAAACCTCAATGGAATTGAAGATGCCTTAGTTGGCGTGTTCAACAAACTCGCAGCATCCGCATTGACTTATAATGTGGGTGCAGTAAGCCAGCCAAGCGTTCTGAACGCGGCATCTGGCGACCTGCTTACTTGCGAGATGTCCTTATCCGTTCTAACCACCTGGAGTTAATATGTCCGAATGGGAACTAGAGAATGAAGCCTTCCTGAAGAAAATCGGGCAGGTTAGCACACCAGCACCAAAGCCAGCATCTACTAAGAAAGACGAGGAATAATCCTAATGGCTGTATTTCTGAATAACAATGTCGGCGTTAAGATTAACACCGTTGATCTAAGCGACCATGTAACAGCAGTAACAATCAACCGTTCATTTGATGAACTCGAAGTAACAGCGATGGGTGACAACTCACACAAGTTCGTTAAGGGCTTGGAAGCATCAACAGTTACAATCGACTTCCTCAATGACACAGCATCAGCTAACGTCCTAGCGACTTTACAAGCTGCATGGGGAACAACTGTTACAGCAGTATTCCTACAGACAAAGGGAACAGCTGTTTCTGCTACTAACCCTCTTTACACAGTTTCATTGTTAGTCAATAACACAACAGACATCAACGGTGCTGTTGGCGATATTGGTACACAATCAATCACATTTACTGCGAACTCAACCATTGCAGTAGCCACAACAGGTACTTTCTAAACAACTAAACAAAGGGGCACAGCATGGCAAAGTTAAAAGTAACAAGGGCAGATGGATCAGTTGGGGAATACCCAATAACTCCATTGGTGCAGTATGGCTTTGAGATTTACGCTAAAAAGGGCTTTCACAAAGCGTTCATCGAAGACCAGAAGCAGAGCGATATCTTCTGGCTTGCTTGGGAATGTATCCGCCGTTCGGGTGAAACTGTTAAGCCATTTGGAGAGCAATTCATTGAGACCTTAACTTCGGTTGAGGTATTAGATGATGACCCTTTGGCTTAGGGCGCGACTCGATCACCTATCTGATTGCTAAATTAAGTGTCAGACTCGGGATCGCGCCACAACAATTATTAGAACTAGATGAAGTAATGCTGAGAAACCTAATCAAGGTTTTACAGGATGATGCAAAGGAGATAGCGAATGCCAACAGAAGTCAAAGGCGGCATCGCACTTCGTAAGGCATTGCGCAAGTTCACTCCAGACTTAGCCAAAGAAACACAAAAGGAAATGGCTACGCTGCTAAAGCCAATTACTGCTAAGGCGCGTGGTTTTATTCCTGGTACTGCTCCACTTAGCGGCTGGGGCAAGCCTGCATCTACTGGCAAGTTTCCACGATATTCAGCCGGTGAAGCAAAACGTGGGATTGGCTACAAGACAACACCTTCACGCCCTAATCGCAAGGGCTTTCGTTCTTTGGCTCAAATCAATAACAAGTCCGCAGCTGGTGCTATTTATGAAACAGCAGGTCGCTTAAACCCTAACGGTCGCGAACAAGCTAAAAGACGCGAAGTAAACATTCCTGGCATGAACTCAGTTTATTCAACCAGCACAGGTAAGAACTATGGCAAAAGCAATAACCCAGAGGCAGGTTCTTTATTTATCCAAGCCCTTAATGCGCAAGGTGAAATTAAGAATGCCTATACACGAGTGGCAGGTCAGTCCGGTCGCGCTTCTCGTAAGATGAAAGGTCGCGCCATTTATCGTGCATGGGCAGAAGATCAAGGCAAGACCAATGCAGCAATTATTAAGGCAATCGAAGTTTCTCGGGATAAGTTTAATAAGGCGGTGGGATACTAATGGCTGATGTAAAGATAGATATAGCCGCCGAGTTTACCGGCAATAAGGCATTCAAGCAGGCAGAAACCACAACTCAGAAATTAGAGAAAAGTGTTGCCAAACTAGGCAAGCAGTTACTGGGAGTCTTTGCTGCTGGCAAATTACTTTCATTCGGTAAGCAATCAGTCAAGGCTTTTGCGGCTGATGAAAAGGCTGCACGATCTCTTTCATTGGCTTTAGCTAATACAGGTAATGCGTTCGCAGCCATCGAGGTCGAAAAGTTTATTGGTGACTTACAGCGCGCTACAGGCGTTCTCGATGATCAACTGCGCCCAGCCTTTAGAACCTTACTTACAGCCACAGGCAATGTTAAGAAGTCACAAGATGGATTAGCCCTAGCCCTAGATATTGCAGCAGGTACTGGCAGAGATTTAGGCGCTGTGTCTTTGGCACTTGCAAAGGCTTATGGTGGTCAGACAACAGCCCTTAGCCGTTTAGGTGCAGGCTTATCTAAAGCCACTCTCGCATCTGGTGACTTAGACTTAATTACAGCAGAACTTACAAAGAAGTTCTCTGGTCAAGCTTTAGCTGCTGCCGAAGGCTATGCAGGATCAATAGCAAAGCTTACAGTTGCTTCTGAGAATGCTAAAGAGATTATTGGCAAAGATTTACTTGATGCCATGCAACTTATTGCAGGCAAAGATGGCATCGGCGGAGCAACCACAGCAATGGAAGGTTTCGCAACTCAGGTCGGTAACGCTATCTATGGCGTAGGCGTTCTTATAGCCAAGTTAAGAGAAATACCTGGAGCAGGTGTTATATCCGATTTCTTAACAGCGCCTACTGGCGCATTGGCGTTACTTTCTATGTTTGGTCGCAATCGCAAAACTACAGCAGCAGGCACACCTGCCCAGTCACCTGGACAACGCGCTGCGATTGATAAAGCCAACAAAGATGCGCTTAGACTGCAGAAGCAGCAGAACACATTAAAGAAGATTGATAATGATTCTACAGCTCGAAAGATTACCCTTACAGGCGACCAGTTAGCACTTCAAGAACTAGAGAAGAAGTTTGATGTCGAACGCATTGGCTTATTTGCTGCTATGAATCAGGCAACTGATGGTGAAACAAAGATGCGCCTTTTATCTCTCATTGCTATCCATGACCAGAACGCAGCTCTTGCTGGGCAGATTAAAAAAGCCAATGAAGCAGAAGATGCTATGAAGGCTTTCACAGAAGCCATTAGGGCTTCCATTAGAGCATTGCTAGATAGAATTGCAGCAGAGCAATTAAAACTTATGACTGCTCTTGGCATTAG